TCATTCGGTCGGGTGGCAGTCACGACAAGGTGACCCACCCTGACCTTTCCCAAACCTTCCACCTTCCCTCCCATGGCAGCAAAGGACGCTCAACCCTCTCCCCTGGTATGTCGTCAGAGTTTCGTAAATTCCACGCTCTCATGCTGACGGCAAAGGCATCCGCTGCCTGATCCGTGCTACAATACCAAAGCAACCGACACCGATCCGATGACCAAGCGCAACCCCACCTGCTTCCGCCTCGCCTCTGACATCAGCACCCGCCAGACAGGATGGGTCAGCAGCAACACCCTGCAGGGCACAGTACACAGCGCCGCCCTCATCGCTGGGGTGTTCGCTGAGACCTTCCATGATGAGGCAATCGCTAAGATCCCGTGCTTTGAGTGACCGCCATTCGTTCGTAGATCAGCAGTTGTGCGCCGTCCCCCTTCTGGGGCGGTCGCCGCCGTGTATATAAAATCCATGGGTCCCTCCAAGCTATAAAGTGTTACACTCGACCTTTCTATATAAATCTAAAATGGAAACACAAAAACCTGAGATGCAAAAAAATCCCGGAGAAAATATTACGACCGTAGAAGTCGATCCAATAACTGGTGAGTATTATGTTACAATTCCCGAATGGATTTTGAATGACTTTGGGTGGTACGAAGGCACCGAAGTAAACATGGAGGTCGAAGGAGATTGCATTGTGATTACCGAAATCAAGCGCGATTGACTTCACCTAGATAATGTTGTATGATACTGAAGTAATTACACTCTATTATGGCTAAAGGATTTACTGTAAAAGCAAAGGCACCCACACCATCTCAAAGCGAAGCAGAGTGGGACTATGACAAGGCAAGAGAGATGATCAGAGGAAAGTCGATCGTCTTCTGCCTTCCTGGAAGAGGAGTCTCCTATGCATATCTGAAAAATTTTGTGCAATTGTGTTTTGATATTGTGCAGGCAGGTGCAAGCATTCAAATTTCACAAGACTATTCATCAATGGTGAATTTTGCTCGTTGCAAATGTCTTGGTGCTAATGTTCTCAGGGGACCAGATCAAATTCCCTGGGATGGTAAATTGAAGTATGATTATCAGTTATGGATTGATAGTGATATTATCTTTAATACCGAAAAATTCTATCAATTGGTTCTGATGGACCAGGACATTGCCAGTGGTTGGTATTGTACCGAAGATGGTAGAACGACTTCTGTTGCACACTGGTTAGATGAAGAAGACTTCTCAAATAATGGAGGAGTCATGAATCACGAGACACTCGAAAGCATTCAGAAGCGTCGTAAACCATTTACCGTTGATTATGCTGGATTTGGTTGGTTGTTGATTAAACACGGTGTCTTTGAGCACACAGAAATGAAGTATCCATGGTTTGCTCCCAAGATGCAAGTCTTTGAATCTGGAAATGTTCAGGACATGTGTGGAGAAGATGTATCGTTCTGTTTGGATGCAAAGGAAGCAGGCTTTGAAATCTGGTGTGATCCTCGCATTCGCGTCGGACACGAGAAGACAAGAGTAATTTGACATGTCTAACGAACTTTACAATATCTACTGTAAGGGACGTAAATTATACTCCAACTTGACACAGGAGGAGTATTTCGATACAATGGAGGACCTGTCGGTAGAGTTTTATCAGACAGGTGCTCCAAGACCTGAAGATCTTAACACTGAAATTATTAAGGAGAACTAATTATGGCTATGCGTAAGGGCGGCGGTTATATCGAAGGTGCCCCAAAGAAAACTCGTCAAGGCGCAGGAATGAATACTAAGTATGCAGCGTCTTCTCGCAATAAAGCAAAGAAGAAGTACCGTGGTCAAGGTAAGGGTTAAATAAGACAGTCAATAAAGTCTCATGAGTTGTTTAATCACCAATCTTCCATCAATTGAGGTATGGGTTCGTAAAGAATACCTTACAGACCATCAAAGTGGACATGGTGAATTTGTAAAGGGCGTTTGGGTTTCGGCAAAGTCGATTCCTGGACGCGCTTTTTATTTTGAAACTTATTTGCCAGAATATGCGGCAATGTACGATAAATTGCCCATCAGTGCCTTTCTCTCGTCACCAGAGACACCAGACCCTGATATGGACCTACCTAACCTACAGTTTTGGAACTGTATGGACTATGGTGTAGTCAGTATTGATAAAAAGTTCATTGGTAGTATGGACTTTGAGTGTTATACACGGGACTTTGGTATTCAGAAGGGTACTTATGTCTGCACAATTGACAATTATCACCGCGACCCAGACATGGTTGACTGGGCAACAAGTGAAAATCCTGCCGAACACAAGTCTCATAACCTTATTGAACTGAAAAATGGGCAATATGCACTCTATCCAAATAATAGATTACGTATTTTTGACAATAGTTTGACGCCTGCAGAACCAAAGATGCCCGATTTTAAGGTTTCGACTCAATATTATCAGGTAGAATGTGGTTATGATCGTCTTGGTATGGGCGATGAAGATGAATATCACTGGAAAACTGCCCAGGAAAGAAAAATAAATACTGATAAGGGATAGCAACCCCTCTAAAAGTTCTGTTTTTGCCAAAAAACAGGAGCTAAAATGGGAAATTTACCTGTAGATAGAAACACAGAGTACATGAGAGAGATGTGGGGAACCACAAAACTCATTTCAGATTATGGATCAATGCAAGAAAAACCAAAAAGAGTGATCACAGAGGTAATGCACGACCTTGCACCACGCCATGATCTTAAAAAACAGACGGAATTGCACGAAAAAATTCGCAATGACGATGATTATGATGATTGGGAGTATGGAACCGAACCTTCTTATGGAACTGAGGTATAAATAAGTTCAGAAAACTCTAACCAAAATGGCGGTTCAAAGGATATCAAGATCATTTAAAGATATTAGTTTATCCTTTGAACCACATCCTGTGACAAAGGACTTACCAATCCTTAAAAATGAGAATGCAATTAGAAGATCTGTACGAAATTTGGTAGAAACCATACCAACTGAGAGATTTTTTAACTCTCTTCTTGGTTCTGAAGTTCGTTCAAGTTTATTTGAGTTTGTTGATTTTGGTACTGCTTCGGTAATTCAGCAACAAATTGAGATTACGATTGAAAATTTTGAACCAAGAGTTGAAAATCTTCAGGTTCTCGTTGATCCTCGTCCAGACTTAAACGAATTTGAGGTTACTGTAATATTTGATATTGTGGGTCAGGAGTTTCCGACACAAGAATATTCGTTCCTACTAGAGGCAGCAAGATAATATGCCTTTTACTAAGTTTACAAATCTAGATTTTGATCAGATAAAGACCTCAATCAAGGACTATCTTCGTGCTAACAGCACATTTAGTGACTTTGATTTTGAGGGATCAAACTTTTCTGTACTAATTGATACATTAGCATATAACACTTATATTACGGCATTTAACTCCAACATGATTGTTAATGAGTCCTTCCTGGACTCGGCAACACTCCGTGAGAATGTCGTTTCTTTAGCAAGAAATATTGGTTATACACCACGCTCTAGAACCGCAGCAAGGGCGACGATATCCTTTACTGTATCAACTAGCGAAAACACACCTACACTGACCTTACAGAGGGGTTTGGTGTGCGTAGGGAATGCAAATGATACTACCTATACATTCTCCATACCAGAAAACATAACCGCGACTGTAGTTGATGGTGTGGCATCCTTTAGCAACATAGACGTTTATCAAGGAACATATCTAACAAAAAGATTTGATTATGATGGATCTTTAGACCAAAGATTTATTCTCGATAACTCTTTTATCGATACCTCAACATTATCTGTTTATGTTAGAAAAACAACAGAAAGTGGATTGGGTATTGAGTATGCCGGAATAGACAATATTTTACAAACTGATGGAAATTCTAGAATTTATATTCTGCAAGAAGTTCAAGATGAAAAATATGAGATAAGATTTGGCGATGGAATAATTGGAAAAAAACTTGGAGATCAAGTTGGTGGTGATGGAACTGTTATAACCGCAAATTATATTATTTCTGATGGTGAAGAGGGAAATGGTGCCAGCGTCTTTTCTTTCTCGGGAAGCATTGTAACTGCCTCTAACACTCTGATTAATCCTGGAAATATTACAATAACGACAAACCAGGCATCTCAAAATGGTTCTAGTATTGAACCAATTAATTCTATCAAATACTATGCACCAAGAATGTACTCGGCACAAAACAGAGCCGTTACTTCACGTGATTATGAAGCTATCATAAAAAGGATATATCCAGAAACTGAATCCGTCGCTGTTGTTGGTGGAGAAGAATTAGATCCGCCAGAGTATGGAAATGTTTTATTGAGTATTAAACCAAAGAACGGAAGTTTTGTCTCTGATTTTAATAAGTCAAGAATATTAAGTCAGTTAAAACAATACACTGTTTCTGGTATCAACCCAAGAATAGTAGATCTTAAGATTCTTTATGTTGAGATAGATTCATCAGTCTATTATAATAGTACGCAAGTTTCTAGTGCGGATTCATTAAAAACGAGAGTATTAAATGGTTTGACAAAGTACTCAGAATCATTAGATCTTAATAAGTTTGGTGGTAGATTCAAATATAGTAAGGTTCTCAGAGTAATTGATGATACTGATACTGCGATCACTTCTAACATCACTAAAGTTAAAATAAGGAGAGACCTAAAGGCATCTTTAAATCAATTTGCCCAATATGAATTATGCTTTGGAAATAGATTTCATGTAAATCCTAACGGACTTAATATCAAATCCACAGGATTTAAAATTTCTGGCGAATCTTCCACAGTATATCTTACAGATACTCCCACAATTGCTTCTGGTGGAAGGGATATAACAAATGTTAGTGATGCTGGAAATCTATTTTTAACCAGACCAACTAATCTTAATGTGAAGACGGGTGTTATTTCTGTAGTTAAAATGGATAACACTGGCAATAGAACCACTGTTATTAAAGATGCTGGAACAGTTGACTATGAAAAAGGTGAGATTATTCTCAGTACAATCAATATAACATCCACTACTAAAGAAAACGGAATCATTGAGATACAAGCATTCCCAGAATCTAATGATGTTGTGGGATTAACAGATTTGTACCTATCTTTTGATGTTTCAAAAAGCACAATAAATATGGTAAGAGATGTGATTGCCTCTGGCGATGAAATAACAGGAAATGTATTCACTAGAGATTATTATACATCAAGTTACTCAAACGGGAATTTAG